CGGGCCTGCTCGTGATGCGTAAGCATAAGGCCAAGGCCGACGCCATCGAGGCGAAGGGCAAAGGCCTGCTCGACATCCTCAAGGGACGCTAAAGCCGTGCGCTCGCTCCTGGTCATCGCCTTGGCGGCTCTGGCTGGTTGCAAGTCCTCCACCGACGCCTCCCTGCCCAAGCAGCCCGACGCGCCGACCAGCCCGACCAACATCGCCAAGTTGGACAACGGCATGGACACCCGTTCCAACAAGGTCGCCGCCTCCGTGGCCATCGCCCGTGAGAACGCCGGCAAACCCGAAGTCGTCAAAGCCGAGACCGCCGTCGCCCTGTCCTACCTGCCCGTCCCCACCGACGCCGAACTTGCCCTCGCCCGCCAGAGGGCATCCAAGGCCGACCAGAAGGACTACGACGAAGCCGCCAAGTTCGGCAGCAAAGTCCTCGCCCAGATCACCGAAGCCCGGACGAAGATGGAAGCCGACCAGAAGGAAGCCAAGCGAGTCTCCGACCTGAAGGACGCCCGCATCAAGGAACTCCAGGCGGAAGTCGAGCGGGTCAAGAAGGACTCCGCTTCTCAGACATGGACGCTCGTCGGTGCCGGCCTGGCCGTCATCGGTGCGTTGACCACCGCCTTCCTCGGCCCGAAAATCGGACTCCCCCTCCTCCTCTGCGGCGGTTTCTGCGGCGCGGTGCCGTTCATCATCGATAGTCCGTATTTCGAGTACGCTGCCGGAGGCACCCTGCTGATTGCCGCTGGCCTCGGTCTCTGGTGGCTGGCCGACCGGGTCAGGGACTCGGTGAATTCCAACGACCATGACGAGACGCCGCCAAAAGAGTAAGGTCAAGTGGGTCAAGCTCGGACGCCAGCGTGCCTGGGGTCAGGCGACCATCGGCGAAGGGCTGATTGAGATCGACCCCCGCCTCGGTGCCAAGCGGCAGTTGGAAGTCCTCTGCCATGAGCAGGTCCACCTGACCTTCCCCGAACTCTCGGAAGCCCAAGTCGACCGAGCCGGCAAAGACCTCGCCGCCGTCCTCTGGGATCAGGACTACCGCCGTGTCCTTCTTGCCCCCAACGCCAAGCCCCCCCGCATTTCGTGAGTGCTGCCCTTCCCCCCCCTACCCCTGACGACATCCCGGTCAGCCTGCGCGACGTGGGCATGGGGTTCGCCATTGGAGCCTTGTCTTGGCTCGTCCGCTACTTCTGCTCGACCGAAAAGCAGTCCTTGGGCTACATCGCCCGCCGCACGGCCACGGCTGGCCTGACCGCCATCCTCGTCGGCATGGCCACCAAGGGGTACTTCAACTCCGAGGGGATGGCCTTCGGTGCCGCCGGCGCGGCGGCTTACGCCAGCCCCGAATTGGTCGACTACGCCCTTTCTAGGCTTCGGAAGGGTAAGTAGTCGCCCCTGACCCTGAAAAGCCTGCCACGGGGCGGCTAGGTGGCATTGACAGGGGGCTAAACGCATAATGGCTCCCTCCTCTACCGAAAGGCACGGGGGAGTCGTCCTTTAATTGTCGGGTATTTCAATGGACAGAATGGCCGGCTACGAACCGGCAGATGAAGGTTCGACTCCTTCCTCGACAACCATTTAGTAAACCCCCCGGCCCTCTCGACGATGGTTTCTCTCGGGGGGTCTTTAGGCGTCGTATTTGGTGCCTTGGTAGTACAACGCCGCCCCCACCTTGCGGGGTTCGATGATACCGTTGGTCACCATGGCCTTGATGAGGGACTCGGCCTGGTCGCGCTGGAGTTTGTGATCGGCTACCAGTTCCTCCAGCAAAGCCCCCCTGCTGATGCGGGGCTTGGACTCAAAGTGACGGTACTGCTGGCCGACCTTGAGCAGCTCGAAACCGCCGGCCAAGGGGGCGACCTCCCAGAACACCCGGTCGTCCGAGTGCTTGAGTTTAAGGACGAGGGTAGGCTTGCCGTCAGGCGTCCGCATCCCGGCTTCCTTGCCGCGCTTCGACAGGTTGAACGAGAAGACCGGCAAGTCCTTCGACTCCCGACGGATGTTCAGGACGGCGCGGACGTAGTTCACCAACTCCGCCCCGCCCGTACCGCTGTACATCATGTCCGAGAATGTCTGGCCGTCCGTGACCTCCTTGGCCTTCGGCTTGCCTTCGTGGTGGATGAGGATGGCGATGCACCCCGTCTCCTTAAGCATCGGCTCCAGCAGGCCACGGCAGAAGTTAGTCACGTCGACGTTGTCGTTGATGTTGCCGCCGATGTAGGCCATCAGCGGGTCGAGGACGATGACGTCCAACTTATGCCGGACGATGATCTTACGGGCGAGCTGGATGATATCCGAGCCGCGCTTCGATGACTCGTTAAAGAAATGCAGGTGCTGCCTGACCATCGCCTTCTCGTCATTGTTTAGCCTCATGCCAGACATCACCCCTTGGAAGGACTGTGCCATGTCGCCGACGTCGCCCTCCGCTTGGAGGACGCCCATCTTCAGCGGGTGCTTCGCCGGGATGCCGAACAACTCCCGTCCGCAAGCCCATGACATGGCCATCTGCATGGCGAAGGAAGACTTGCCGATGCCGGACTGCGCGGTGATGAGCAGCGAGCCTCCCTTCTGCAACCAGCGTCCGTGGCCGATGACCGTGTTGGGGTCGTTCAGGACGTCGTAGTTCTCAAGGACATCGGTCGTTACCTCCTCGGGGAAGTCCTGACCTTCCCGCCAGGCGAGGAACTCATCCCAGTCCAAAGCCCCGATCTTGAACGCCACGATCTTCTGCTCGTTCTCGCCGCGCATGACACCCCCCAGCCGGCTCCAGCGGGAAGGGTTCTTATTCTGCGGGTCGGGTTCGTGGTCGGAAAGGTATTCGTAAACGGTGTTACGGCGTTCCTCCCATTGCTCCTTGCTCTGGGCGTCGACGCGCACCCATGCGTGGACGGACTTGCCGCCCGAGTCGACGAGCAGGCTGATGGGCAGATTCGACTGCTGGAAGATGGCGATCTGCTCGTCCTTGGCCTTCTTGTCGAACTCGACCAAGACGTGGCGGTAAGCCGACACCGAGCCGTCCGTACCCGTGAAGTCGTCGGGCGTGAAGGGGTTGATACGAATCCAAGCCCCCGACTCCGTGCCGGCGAACTTAGCAGCCCCCACGGCTCCGGGGCCGAAGAACTTGGTGATCCACTCGGCGCGGGTCAGGAAAATGCCCTTCGACGCCGGAAACCACTTGCCGTCGTCCGTCTGGCCAGCCTCGTTCGTGATGCAGATGACATCCTCGTCCTTGAAGCAGTTGAGCAAGACGTCCGCGGTCGTGAACGGCGTCTGAACGTCGACCAGCTCGGCGACACGGGACGGGTCGAAGACGAAGCGTCCGTTCGCGCCGACACGGCGTTCCTTGCCGGCGACGAGCCAGCCCTTCTGGCGTTCGTGCGGCTTGACGTAGGCGTCGTTCAGCTTGTGACGCAGGTCTTTCTCAGACCAAGGGGGCGAGCAACGGGCGTTGAACTCCTGTAGCAACGCCCAGGCGTCCGACCACGGCAGGTCGAAGCCGTTGGCCAGAATGCTGGCGGCGCGGTAGGTGGCAGGGTGACCGCCTTGGCCTGCGACGGCGGCAGGCAGCTTGGCGAGATAGGCTCTCGCCCCAGAAATACGATCCTCGGTGGTCATAGTGGCTTCAGGACTGGTGTCCCTTTGCCTCGACCTCTGCAATCCTTTTCCCGATGAAAGCCATCACAGGTACTGCCATGCTGTTTCCGCAAGCCTTGTAACGAGGGCCGTCGGGACACTCGGCTTCGGGCTTGCCTTTCCACGGGATGCGACTCCAGTTGTCGGGGAAGCCTTGTAGTCGTTCGCACTCGACGGGCGTCAGGCGGCGGACGGCCATGTTCTGGCTGACGCCGTGGATGTCGGTCTTCGTCAGCGTGAACATTGGGCCGCCTTCGGACGCACCTGTGCCTTGCGGGCCTGCTTTGTCGCTCCGACCAATAATTGTGCCTTGATTGGCGATGCCAAGTCCGTTCTGTTTCTTGTCCATCTCTCGTCCGTCTTGGATCGGAATCGGTTGCACCACGGCGTGGGTCGTCCGGGTATCACCGAGGTCAAAGTTGTTCAGCGTGTTGCTGGCGTCGGCGGGAACCCAAGTCTCGTCGTCGGTCGTGGACTGCGCGCGCTTGGATTTGCGAAACGGGGT